TGGTGCCGGGTGCCGCAGTAGTACCAGGAACCGTTCGCGCCGGTCGCGACCAACTTCCCGCCACATTCCCCGCAAACCAGAATCCCCGAAAGGATGTACTTCGGACCGCGACCTTTCGTTCCATTGTGGAACTTTCTCGGCGTCGCCAGGGCGCGAACCTTCTCCCAGGTCTCGAGCTGAACGATCGCCGGACCTTCGGTCACGATCCATTCCGACTCCGGTCGCTCGACGCGCTGACGCTTGCCGGTGTCTGGGTCTCGCTTCCAGATCGAGCGATTCCACACAACCCGGCCGATGTAGCGATCGTTCCCGAGCATCGAGTGAATCGCCGAGACGAGCCACATCCCGTCCGATCGGCGAGCCTTTCGCTCCCAGCTCGAGCCAGGTGACGGCACTCCGCGTCGATTCAGATCGCAGACGATCGCCTTCATCGCCTCACCTCGAGCTGCGCGCTCAAACACCTCGCGCACGATCGCGGCCTCCGCCTCGATGATCTCTCCCGCCTTCGAGTACCCGTAACACTTCCCGCCCGTCGCCTTTCCCTGGCGCGCTCTCATGTCGAGCGCCGAGTGTGTTCTCGAGGCAATCTGCGCGCGAAACTCTTCAGACATAATCCCCGAGAGACCCGCCTGCATCCTGGCCGTGCGACTGTCGGAGTCGAATCCGTCCAGGACGCCGACGACGCGGATGCCTCGATGCCGTAGCCTAGTCAGCAACGGCGCAAGATCCTGGGAACGCGACAGGCGCGTAGTGTCGACGACCAGGAGAACATCGCCTCGCTCGAGCTCGGCGAGCGCCTTCTGAACGCCTGGTCGATTCCCGAGCGCAGCGCCGGAGATACCCTCGTCGGTGTACTCGGCGGCGATCTTTAATCCGTGATTTTTCGCGTAGTCGCGGCATCGACGAAGCTGATCGAGGATCGTCGATTCAGTCTGATGTTCGGTCGAATATCGGGCGTAAATAATGGCGCGCATGGCGTCACCTTATGATGACAGGCGGCTCTCGATCAACTTCTGCTCATCCTGGGGCGGCGGCGGGGCGTCCCGGAGCTCGTTATAAGCGGCTCGAGCAAGCAGCTCGACAAGCTCTCGGAGGGCCGGATTCATGCCGCGCGCTCCACGATCTCGACATAGGCGTCGAGCTTGTCTTCGGCGATCCCAAGCTGTAACGAGAGCAGCTTTCGCTGAAGATCGGCGGCTATCCTTTGCGCCTTGTCGCGCTCTTCAACGAGACGACACACGCGAAGCGCGAGTGCCTGCGACAACTCGCTCGCATCTGGAATAACTACGACATGGCCGACGATCTCGAGGTCGGACATTTGTGAGTAGAACAAGCTCACCGCTTAACCTTCGAGCGGTGGTCGGTTTGTTTTTTTTGTTCCGCTTTTTGTCTTCTGACTCCGGCGTCATACCCTCGCTTGAACGCGATAATGGTAGACGGTTCGTGTTTTTCAATGACATCGAAAAGATACGCAACGGCATCCAAAACCAATAAACCATTCGCAGTCTTTCGCATCTCCCTGTGTTCTTCTGCAATGTACGGAAAAACCCGCTCCAGCACACCGTAGGCGTTTTCTACAGCTTCGTTTTCAATTTCATCGCGACTAGTCATTTTGCACCTTCAAAGTTAAAAGTCATGGCTCCTGCACCCATCGCGCGTCGCTGTTCCGCATCTCGCGAATTTCTGTCTCGAGCGCGCTGATCCGAGCGACATACCAAATCAGCCGCTCGCGCATTTCGCGAATTTCTCTCTGGTATTCGCTGACGGTGTGAGATGTGCGATCCCACTCTTTGTCCCACTCGTCGAGTTCGATGGTCATTTTCAACCTCTCCGGCTTGCGCGACGGGGCCGGACTCCGCATGGAGGGACGCGCGCATCGTCGATGACTACATGACGAGCTCGAATCCAGGGAGCACCGGCTGTGCGACGCGATACCGCGCGAACTTTTTCCCGTTCCTGGTCTCGGTGACGGTCTCGATGTCCATACCTTCGGCGCGCAGCTCTGCAACTCGAGCGGCCAGGCGAAAGCACCCGAACTGATCGAGCGCTGTGAGCGGCGTGAGCTCGATTCCAGAGAGAAGCGCGGCGCGAATCTGTTCCGTTTGGGTCACGACAACACCTCCCGATTCATCTCGAGTTCTCTGCGGCGCGCGTTCAACTCGGTCAGCGTCGACTCGATGACCGCGTCGAACTTGCCGAGGGCGTAGGCGGTGCGAACGACCTCGGCGACAAGCTGACGCGAGCTCGCCTGGTCGGCCATCGCGACAAGGTTCTCGAGGGCCGTGTTCATGCGGCGACCTCCTGCGGCTCGACGACGATCGCCTCGAGCTCCGCCTTCCTGGCATCCTTCGCGTAGTTCAGCGACTCCTCGAGCTCGCGATCCTTTGACTTCCTGGCGAGCACTACCGAATCGCGGAAGCGAGTCTTCAGCGTCTCGAGATCCGGTGCCTCGCGTACCAGGTGAACCGGATCGGCGAGCTGCGGCTCCTGGGCGACGACCGTCGCGCTCGAGCTCGAGATCGTCATGTCCTGGACCTCCTCGGAGGTGTAGACGCCAACCGCGACCCCAGGGAACACGGCGCGAACGCCTTCGGAGATCACTCGAGCGCGAAGCATCTGTCGCGGGTACTGGCGCCAGGTTGCGTTTTTCGTGAGCCCGGCGCGTTCGGCCATCTGGAACGTCCAGCGGATCTCGACCGTCCCGCCTTGCGGGTGCGACACCTTCGCGGCGACCGTCTGGTCGGTGTATTCAATCCACTCGATCTTTCCGCCGTTCGCCTGGAAGCGAGCGAGCAGGGCGTCGCTTTTCAAGGATGGCCGACCCTGGATGATGTGATAGTCCCGCGCGGCGATCGCCGGGTGCAGGCCTTCCGCCTGGGCAATCAGCATCAGAGACATCGCCTGGTCGGGTGTACGGACTCCGAAGAGCCCGGACTTTGCGACCGCCGTCGCCATCTTCTCGATGTCCGTCACGCTGACGGATTGAATCGCTGTCGTCATGCTGCCTTCTCCCTTAATTGGCGCTCGAGGTCGTCGACCTCGGCGAGAAACTGTCGAACCTCGAGGTCCAGGTTCGCGATGAAAACGTCGTCGCGCTCGACGCGCTGAACGTAGAGCTGGAGCTCTTTCGGCAGGCGGTCATCGAATGAGACGAAGTCGCACCAGGCGCGGCCGGTGATCCAGAGCTGACCCTGCACCTGGGCGATGTGGTCGTCCGGCATTCCGTTTAACCAGGTCTCGACGTGAACTGTGCTCGTCGGGACTTTTATCTCGATGAGGCCGTCGTCACCGACAAGACCGTCGGGCGAGGCGCCAGTCATTAACGACGGATGACGCAAGAACCCCGTCTCGAGCACCTCGATTCGTTTCTTGAATTCGTACTCGATACGCGCTGCGGGCTCGAGGTCCACACCGCGCTGCATCGCCGCGGTAGTGAAATGCGGAGTCGGCTGTCCGCTCAAGCGCTCGGTCACAAGCTCAATCGCGTAGTCGATGCGAGCCTGGGCGGGCTTGCCGGACTTGAGCTTCGAAACGACCGCTCGAAATTTAGACGCCGTCGCGCAGCCGAGACGAGCCGCGAACCATTCCGCCGATCGCTGCTCCATCATGCGGCCTCCTTCGGCGCTCGATGGATGAGCTGCCTTCCGCCGTGCAACGTCGAGAGCGAGAGGCCCGATGCGCTCAAGGCGCGAATCAGCTCACCGAGCGGAACGTCCGAATCGAGCTCCATGCGGACAACGGGACGGAGAGCTTCTCGAGTGTCGCGCGGGTCGATGTACTCGACCGAGCTCACAGCGGCACCTGCCATTGACGGCCGCGGCGCTGCGAGCGGACGTTCGGGCCAGGCAGAAGCTCCCGGCGGCGACGGTTACGTCGGCGCGTGTCAATCAGATTGAGGAAATACTCGACGATCCCGCCGAACACGGCGAGGACGCCGAAAGCGACCAAAATGGCCGAAAACGCGATGATCCCGTCGATTGCTGTGTCCATGTAAACTCCCAAGTCAAAGGCCGCGAACTGCGGCTTCCTGGGGAGTATTACCGGATGGTACTTATTAAGTCAACAACAGACGGTGATGGTTGACTAAAAGGTTATTGCGGGATAACGGCTACCAGGCCAGGCGGACCTAAATCCGCTCGGAATTCTTATAAACGACGCGCCCGATGATCTCGACGCCTTCGCCGCATCGCTTGTCACCGTAGCGGCGCTTGTCCGGGTTATCGGACGAAAGAAACCATTCGCCGGAATCTCGGCGGAGGCGCTTGATTACAAGTTCGCCTTCATAGTTCACGGCGAAGACCTCGCCATCGACGATGGCGGTGTCGCCTTTGTTGATGACGATCGTGTCGCCGTCATAGAGGCCTGGCTCCATCGAGCGGCCCTCGACTTTTACGGCGACAAGATGATCGGGCCGAAAGCCTCGCGACTCGAACCATTCCCTGCGGAAAAACAGGGGCGGGGCTTCGTCCTGGTGGCATTCCACCGCCCAGCCGATCACTCCTGCGGAGAGTTTTATTTTGACTCTCTTCACCGCGACAAATCCCTCCGGCGCTTCTTCTCCGACGTTTTGTGCATCGTCGACGCGGTCGAGCCATCCTTTAGGTAGTCCAACCGCCGCCTCGATCTGCCGGGCGAGCTTTTCTCCGAACCCCTTCTTTGATGTAAGCGTACCGGAAAGCTGACTCTGGCTCTTTCCGACTATCTGCCCAAAACGCGAAGTATTTCCGCCGTACTCGTCGCTGATAAGGCGCCGAAGGCGTTCTCGTCTGATTTCCTGGATGTCCACGGTTTGCATTGTCTCATTATCGTTCACCTATAGGTGAATTACCGTGTGGTATTGAACAATAGTTCCAATTTGGTAATACTTCCGCCGCCATGACACTCAAAGAGTTCCTTCAAACCATGACCCTCCGGCAGCGCGACCGTTTCGCAGAGCGCGTCGGAACGACGGGAGGCCATCTGCGGAATGTGAGCTACGGCTACAAAAAGGCCGCGGAATCGCTGGCGATCAACATCGAGCGGGAGAGCAACGGGATCGTCACGGTCGAAGAACTCCGACCGGATGTCGACTGGCGCGTAATCCGCGACTCGAGAGCTAGACGCCGCGTGAACCAGGTCGGGGAGGCGGCGTGAACTTCTACAAGCACTACATCGGCGACTTTCAACGTGACACCGGGCACCTCTCGCTGACCGAGCGCGGCGCATATAGGTCGCTCCTCGATCATCACTACGCGACCGAGCGTCCGCTCCCGCCGGACATGACGCAGCTCTGCCGCATCGTCGGCGCAGTCTCGAAGCTCGACCGAGACGCCGTGAAGCGCGTCCTCGAGGAATTCTGGGAGCAGGGCGATGGTGGGTGGACTAACTCGAGAGCCCAGCGCGAAATCGCGAAGGCGGACGAGCAGCGAGAGACGAATCGACGCATCGCCGAGCAACGAGAAGCGCGACGACGAGCTGACCGCCAGGGCAACGAGCCGAGCACGACTCGTGCTACGAATCGTTCAACGAACGATCAACCTATCCAGACACCAGACTCCAGACACCAGACTATATCTCCAACGACATCTAACTCCCCATGTGTAATCTCTTCGCTTGAGGTGGCAAAAATCGCGCGCGCCGAAGGCGAAGAACGGCAGCACCTCGACGCGATCAAGAGCGCATACCCACCCCACGCAGGCCGCACGGACTGGATCACGGCAGAGCACCACATCCGCAGGCACCTCGAGCTCGGCGCGTCCTGGGAGAATCTGCGCGAAGGCGTCGAGCGATACGCCGCTCACGTCCAGGCGACGAACCGGATGGTCTTGAACCCGGCGAGATTTTTCGGCGATCCCGATCGTCCCTGGTCGCAACCCTGGCCGATCCCGCCGACGAAGGCGAAGCGCGCCCAGGACACGAACATCGCAGCAGCCCAGGCGTGGCTGGAGAAGGCAAGTGCAGCCGGGTGATCGCGCCGAAATGGCTCGCATCCTGGTCTCGCTTGCCGAAATGAAACCCGGCGGAAAGATCACGCCGGAAGCGCTCGAGCTCTGGTTCGCAGCGATGAGTACCTGGTCGATCGAGGAGTTTCGCGCGGCAGCACAACACCTGATGCTCCACGAGGAATACTTCCCGAACCCCTGGCATTTTCAGCAGCTCCGCAAAGCGCAGCGCATGACACCAGGCGAGGCGTGGGCCATCGCGCTACAGCACGTTCGCTCGGGCGCCTATCACGCCGGGCCCGCCGTTCCCGAAGTCGAGCGCGCCGTCCAGGCGCTCGGCGGATGGAAGATCATCGCCTGGTCGAGCGTCGATGCGCTCCCGTTCCTGGAGAAGCGGTTCGCTTCGCACTACGACCAACTGGCCGACGTCGCGGAGACGCGCCAGGAACTCCCGCAGCTCGCGCAGGACAACCCGGTCCGCGGACTGATCGAAGCGATCGGCAAGTGAGACTCGCGGATCTGATCACCGAAGCCTGGATGGCGCGACGCCTTGGGATGTCGCTCGATTGGGACTCTGGCATCACAACCGCCGAGCAGCGCCGCGAAAAGATTCGCACCGCGATCCTCGAGCAGCAGCGCGCGCTCTCGATCGCAGGCAAGCGCAAAGGAAAACCCGCCGAGACCTGGCAGTCGCTCTTCCAGCGTCTATATCGCACACCGTTAAACCCACCGGAGACCTAGACGATGCCTCAATACGACAACACGAACAGCGGACTCCTCGCGAAAAACAAACGCAAGGAGAAGGACACGCACCCGGACTACTCCGGCTCGATCAACGTCGGCGGCGTCGAGTATTGGCTCTCGGGATGGCTGAAGACTGGCAAGGAAGGATCGAAGCTCGCAGGGGAAAAGTTTTTCTCGCTCTCCGTTCGACCGAAAGACGAACAACGCGCACCGGCACCGGCACCGTCACCGCCTCCGCGCGATGAGTTCAACGACGACATCCCGTTCTAACCCGATCGGTAACTCTTCCGAGGCAACCAGCCCATGAGCGAATCGACAAACGGAAAAACGACGCTTCGAGACAGACCGTTCTCGACAACGCAGCAGACCATCGTCCCGATTCAGCGCGTCCGAATTTCCCAGGGCGACGACTTTCATTGGAACGTCGAGTATCTCCCAGCAGGGAAATCGCGCTGGTGGTGGAACTGGCGCGTCTACCGATCCGAGCGAACCGAGCAATCGGCTCGACTGCTCGCAGACGTACTCGCGACCGAGAAGGTGGTGTCGCTGACCGGCTACGCAGCAAACGAGGCGGAGGTATGACAAACGAGAGGATCGTGCGCCTTGCGCGCTGGGTCGGCGCGCTCGAGGTCGACGGCGAGTTCACCTTCACGATCGAGCAGCTCGAGCGCTTTGCGCGACTGATCTCGACGCGACCAGGACGGGCGGCGGCATGAGCAAAACAGCAACGGCAATCGTCGCAGGGCTTTCGTCAGTCGTTATCGTCGGCGCGATCTTGGGCCTCGGTGTAGGGACGATCGCGGTCGTCGCGACCTGGATCGTGCGAGCGCTGACTTGACGCATGGCATTTACCGTCGACGTTCATCCGAGGGTGCTCGAGGAGTCGCAGACGTTAGCGTCGAGCGTGAACCTCGGGCGCCGCGGAGACGGAAGCGACGGAACACCCGAGCAGCAGCTCGTCGGGATTCTGGGGCAAAACACGATCAACTTCGCGATCGGTCGGAAGTTCATGCGACCGAGCAGCCGACACGACGGCGGCGTCGACTTCGAGCTTTTTGGCCTGACGTTCGACGTCAAGACAATGACGCGCGCGGTCGATCCGAAGCTCGAGTACGTCAACAACTTGATCGCGAGCCAGGTCGCCTTCGACGTCGACGCTTACCTTTTCCTCTCGTTCAATCGAGCGAGCAATCGGATCACCGTTTGCGGATGGCTACCGAAGGACGAGTTCCTCGCTCGAGCGAAGCTGTACGCAGCAGGGCAGACCAGGCATCGCAACGACGGCACATCGTTCGAGATGAAGGCGGACACTTTCGAGATCCCGAACGCGGCGCTCTACAGCACGGCGACCTCGTGGCCGGAGCTGTTCGTGCAGATTTCAACCTACGCGCAATTCCGGCAATTAACGCGCAGGACGGGAACGAGGTGATCCCCTTGGAGTTCACGCTACCTTTCCCGCCTTCGGTGAATCACTACTGGCGCAACTTCCGCGGGCGCATGGTGATCGGTGCTCGAGGTCGCGCGTATCGGAAGGCCGCGATCGAGACTATCAGCGACCAGGGCGTCCCGGTCGAGCAGATCGGCGGACCGCTCAAGGTCGAGCTCCTGGCGTATCCGCCGGACCGACGCAGGCGAGACCTCGACAACCTACAGAAGGCGCTCCTCGATGCCGTCGTCGCCGCAGGCGTGATCGAGGACGACAGCAATATCGACGACCTCCGCGTGATTCGCGGTCCGGTCTTCCCTGGCGGGAAGGTCGAGGTCGTCATTCGACCGTACACCTCGGAGACCACCTTCACGACACGCAGGGGATCGGAACCGTGAGCACCGCCGCAGCCGACGCATACGAGAGAAAACCCAGGAACGCGACCGACGTGACCGCCTTCGTCGATTGGCGAATGTATCAATGGGCGAGGTTTGCTCGAGATCGCCTGGGCGAGCTGGGCTATCCGCGCGAGTCGATCAGCACCAAGCTCCTGCGAGAGATTGTGCTCGGCATCAACTCACCAGGCGGCTACACCCCGGACCAGACATGGCCGCGAGACGTGGTCGTCGTCGAGCGGTGCGTCACCGACCTTTGCCGCGGACGTCATAACTGGGCGCAGCTTGTCGAGGTCACCTACCTCACGCCGAGAGACGAACCGAACGACTCTCGAGCTCGACGCCTGCGAATGAGCCCAGGTCAGTACCAGACGCTCCTGCGTCGCTTTCGGACGGCGATGTATGGCGCGCTCTGTGTCGCGGATACCTGGTCACAGAAAATTGCTTGATGTACACATTTGCATGACGAAACTACAGCAACCTCGACTGTGGTCGAGGGAAACACACCGCGACCGACTCTACGGTCGAAAGTGGAAAACAGCCCGCCAGGCATACCTGGCAGCGCATCCGCTCTGTGTGTACTGCGAGCAACTCGGTAGGGTGACGGCGGCATCGGTCGTCGATCACATCACGCCACATCGAGGCGACGAGAAGCTCTTCTGGGACGCGACGAACTGGCAACCCCTCTGCGAGGCTTGCCACAACGGCGCGAAGGCCGAGCTCGAGCGGACCGGAACCCTGCGGGGATGCGACACCTCGGGCTCGCCACTAGATCCCGGCCACCCCTGGAATTTTTCCCGGTGAGGGGAGGGGGGATCGAATCTCTGCGGCTCGATGCTTGGACACCGAGCGCGTGCCTGTTCTGTGCTAATCGGCAAGGATTCCTGAAATGCTACAGCGAGGCCGGAAGAGCTCCGAGGGGCTCTCGGTGGTACGGGTCGCACCCCATGAGAGGGTCGCACCTCCTGATCGCCTTACGGACGACGAGAGCGCGATCTGGCGCGAGATCGTCGCCTCGAAGCCTGCGGACTGGTTCGGTCCCGACAACCTTCCGCTCCTCGAGCACTACTGCACGATGGCCGCGGAATCCCGGCGCGTATCGCGCAAGCTGCGCGAGGTAAGCCCGGAATGCCTCGACGACTACGACCGCCTGATCAACCTACAGACGAAGATCGGCGGACAACTGGCGAGCCTGGCGACGAAGATGCGGCTCACGCAGCAGAGCCGATACGGCGCTCGAGCCGCGGCAACCGCAAGCGATCGCGCGGCTCCGAAGAAACCGTGGGAGTTCGGAGCCTAGCTCGAGGCGATCGGAACATCGCCTGGATCGAGGCGACCTGTCGGGTGCCGGAAGGCGCCCATGTCGGGCGACCTGTCGCGCTGCGGGAATTTCAGAAGGAGATCATCCGCGGGATCTACGACTCGCCAACGAGACGAGCGATCGTTTCGTATGGGAGAAAAAACGGGAAGACCTCGCTCTCCGCGTTCCTGCTACTTCTGCACCTCTGCGGACCGGAAGCTCGAGCGAACTCGCAGCTCTTCTCGGCAGCGCAGAGTCGCGACCAGGCGGCGATCCTATTCGCGCTCGCCGCGAAGATCGTCCGAATGTCGCCGGATCTTAACGCGGTCGTCGCGGTACGAGACACAGCGAAGCAGCTCTACTGTCAGGAGCTCGGGACGCTCTACAGAGCGCTCTCTGCCGAAGCCTCGACGGCCTACGGCCTCTCGCCGGTGTTCACCGTACACGACGAGCTCGGACAGGTGAAAGGGCCGCGGAGCGAGTTATACGAAGCGCTCGAGACCGCGAGCGGCGCCCAGGCGGAGCCGCTCTCGATAGTGATCTCGACGCAGGCACCGACCGACGCGGATCTCCTGTCGGTCCTGATCGACGACGCGAAGAGCGGCGCCGATCCGAAGACGAAGCTCTTCATGTTTTCGGCGGACGAGTCGATGGACCCGTTCTCCGACGAAGCGATGAGGGCGGCGAATCCCGCCTTCGGTGATTTTCTGAACCCGACGGAGGTCCGAGAGCAGGCCGCAGCGGCAAAGCGAATGCCGTCGCGCGAGAGCTCCTATCGGAACCTCGTCTTGAATCAGCGCGTCGATCAGACCTCGCCGTTCGTCCCTCGGGCGATATGGTTACGCAACGGCGCCGACCCGGACGAGGCCGCGTTCTACGAGAACTCGGTCTATATTGGGCTCGACCTTTCGGCGCGTAACGACCTGACCGCGCTCGTCGCTGTTACCAGGGACGGCCGCGGCTACTGGCACACGAAGCCGACCTTCTTCGCGCCGAGCCTGGGACTGACCGACCGGGCCTCGAGGGACCGGGCACCGTATGACGTATGGCGAGATCGCGGATACCTGGTCGCGACGCCGGGCGCGTCCGTCGACTACGCAGTCGTCGCCGAACAGCTCTGTCAGCTCTGCGACGACTACGACGTCGCCGCGATCGCCTTCGATCGGTGGCGGATGGATGTCTTCAAGACCGAGCTGTCGCGGCTCGGTCGCGAGCTCCCCCTGGTGGAGTTCGGCCAGGGCTACCGCGACATGGCTCCGGCGCTTGACGCGCTCGAGGGCGAACTGATGGCCGAGCGCATTCATCACGGCGGACACCCCGTCCTGACCTGGTGCGCTGCGAACGCAGTCGCAACTCGAGACGCCGCCGGGAATCGCAAACTCGACAAAGCAAAGGCGACCGGCCGCATTGACGGAATGGTCGCTCTCGCAATGGCGATCGGCGCCTACGCGAAGGCCGCACCCAAGCTCGACGGGCCAAGTGTCTACGAAGAGCGCGGCATCCTGACCATATAACGAGGTTTCTGTGTCCTGGATAGATCGAATCATGCGACGGAAGAGCGCAGGACAGACCGCGCTCGACCGTTTGATCATGCGCCTCGAGGGCACGAATTCCGCCTCGGGCGTACACGTCAACGAACAGACCGCGATGCGCGTCGCTGCGGTCTACGCTTGCGTCCGCGTCATCGCCGAGACGATCGGTTCGATGCCGCTCAATATGTACCGGCGCCGGGCCGATGGCGGTCGGGAGCGCGCCGCGGAGCATCCGCTACAGATCCTACTCCACGACCGACCGAACTCCTGGCAGACCTCGCAGGAGTTCCGCGAAATGTTGACCGAACACGCGCTCCTTCGCGGGGCCGGGTTCGCGTATATCAACTGGCGCTCGCGCGCCTCAAACATCGTAGACGAGCTGATTCCGATTCACCCGGATCGCATCACTATCAAGCAGCTCCCGGATATGCAGCTCGTCTACGAGCTTCAACGTGAGGACGGCGACCGGATCGCCTTGCGCGCCGACGAGGTGTTCACGCTTCGCTATCGAACGCGCGACGGTGTACAGCCGGTCGGTGTCATCGAGTCTGGGCGCGACTCGATCGGTGTCGCCTACGCGACCCAGGAATACGCGGGCCGGTTCTACCGAAACGACGCGACGCCTGGCGTAGTCTTAAAGCATCCGCAGAAGCTCTCCGCAGAAGCGGCCGGGCGACTGAAAGAGACCTGGAACTCTGCCTACGCCGGAAGCGGCAACGCTCGACGGACGGCGCTCCTCGAGGAGGGGATGTCGATCGAGCGGCTCTCGCTCTCGAACGACGACTCGCAGTTCCTACAGACGCGAGAGTTCCAACGCTCGGAGATCGCGGGCTTGTTCCGCGTTCCGCCGCACCTGATCGGTGATCTGTCGCGCGCGACGTTCTCAAACATTGAGCACCAGTCGCTCGACTTCCTCGGGCATTGCATCGGTCCCTGGATGACGCGATGGGAGCAGTCGATCTCGCGCGATCTGATCACGGCGCCGAACACCTACTTCTCGAAGCTCTCACCCGAGGCGCTGCTGCGCGGAGATCTGAAGTCGCGCTACGACGCCTACGCGATCGGCCGGAACTGGGGATGGCTCTCGGTGAACGACGTCCGTCGTCTCGAGGACATGAACCCGATCGACGAGGGCGAGGTGTATCTGCAACCGCTCAACATGACCGCGGCAGGAATGCCGCCGAATTCAGACGTCGCGCCGAACGGCGCGGCATGAGGATCAAAGAAATGGAAACGAAACGATTGAAGGTAGTCGCCGAAATTAAGGCGGTCGACGACTCCGGTGTGATCGAGGGCTACGGCTCGGTCTTTGGCAACCTCGACAGCTACAGCGACATCGTCGCGCCTGGCGCGTTCGCGAAGTCGCTCGAGGAGGCGAAGGCCTCTGGCCGGATGCCTGCGATGCTCTGGCAGCACAACCCCGAAGAGCCGATCGGTGTCTGGACGGAAATGCGCGAGGACGATCGCGGGCTCTTCGTCAAGGGCAAGCTCGCCGACACGCAGCGCGGCAACGAGGCGCGCGAGCTGATCAAGCTCGGCGCGCTGACCGGGCTCTCGATCGGATACACGACTCGGTCATACCAGGTCGACCGCGAGCAGGACTCGCGAATTCTGACCGACGTTCAGCTCTGGGAAGTTTCGCCGGTGACATTCCCGGCCAATTCCGAGGCCCGGATCACGGGCGTCAAAGCGAGCGACATCAGCTCGCCAAAAGATTTCGAGAGGTTCCTGCGTGACGCTGGATTCTCTCGCAAAGAAGCCAAGCAAATAACAGCGCATGGCTTCGGTGACTCGGCTCTGTGTGACGCAGAGATCGAGGACACAGCAGAGAACGACCTCGCCGATCACATCAAGCGAACGGTCGAGGAGCTCGCGTCAAAGTGAGCGGAACCATTTAGTCATTCATTCTTTGAGGTAATCAAAATGTCAATCGAAGTGAAGAGCGCCGTCGATGCGCTCGCAAAAGTAGTCACCGACGAGCGTTCAGCTCGCGAGGTGTTCGAGAAGCGTTCGGACAGCGAGCGCAAGGAGTTCGAGGCCAAGGCTGACGCAGAGTTCGCCAAGGTTCAGAAGTCGCTCGAGGAAGTGAACGTCAAGCTCGGTCGCATCACGATCGCTGGCGCTGGCGAGGGCAAGAAGGACGACGAGCACAAGTCGGCCTTCGTGAACTACATCCGCAGCCCGCGCGACCAGAAGGCGATCGCTGCTCTCCAGGACGCCGAGCGGAAGGCCGTCTACACGACCGGCTCGGGTGGCTCTGCGGCGGGCGGCTATGCCGTGCCGGAGGAGATCTCCCGAGCGATCGTGACGCAGCTCTACAACATCTCGCCGATGCGCCAGGTCGCAAACGTAGTGACCGCGTCGAGCCCGGATTACAAGATCCTGGTCGACACGCTCGGTACGGGCACCTCCTGGGCCGGTGAGAACGGCGCGCGCTCGGAGAGCAACACGCCGCAGCTCGGCGAAGTGGCTCCGACGTTCGGCACGCTCTACGCCTACCCGAAGGCCTCCGAGGAGTCACTGAACGACATCTTCTTCGATGTCGCCGGATGGCTGACGAACTCGGTGTCGCTGGCGTTTGCTGCGGCGGAAGGGACTGCATTCACCTCTGGCAACGGCACCAACAAGCCGACCGGCTTGATGGTCGCCACGAAGAGCGCGAACGACGATGCGAGCCTCGCGTTTGGTTCGCACCAGTTCGTGCTCTCGGGCGCGGCTGCGGACTTTGCGGCCTCCAACCCGTCGGACGCTTTGATCACCCTGATCCACAAGCTGAAAGCGGGCTACCGCGCGAACGCTCGGTTCATGATGAACAAGGGCGTCCTCGCGTCGGTTCGCAAGTTCAAGGACGCCGAGGGGAACTACCTCTGGGCGCCGGGCCTTGCGGCTGGAATGCCGAGCACCCTGCTCGGTTACGCGGTCGTCGAGAACGAGGACATGGCCGATGTGGCCGCGAATGCGTTCCCGATCGCCTTCGGCGACTTCCGTGCGGGTTACACGATCGTCGACCTCGTCGGCCTTCGCGTGACGATGGACGAAGTCACCTCGCCGGGTCAGGTGAAGTGGATCTTCCGCAAGCGCGTCGGTGGCAAGGTCACCGACAACCAGGCGGTCAAGGTTCTCAAGATCGCCGCGGCCTAATCAGCCAGGAGCCAACCAGGGCGGGAGGGCAACCTCCCGCTCTGGTCTTCCGCATGAAGACTATCGTCAAGCATCCGTTCCGGGGCGTCCCGGACGGCGAATATCACGCGCGCGACTACCAGGTCGGCGACGAGCTCACGGGCGAACTCGCAGACGTCGCGCTTCTTAACGGATGGGCAGCTCGAGCAGGAGCGCCCGGTCCTACCGAAACCCAGGCGCTCGGCGGTGCGCCGGAACCGTTTCGCGAAACTCAAGGGACGACCGTGCGTCGTCGTCGCGAGCGGGCCTAGTCTTACCGCGCAGGACGTCGACTACTGCCGCGATCGCGCGGCGGTGATTGTCGTCAACGACAACTACAAGCTCGCACCCTGGGCCGACGTGCTCTACGCCGCGGACCCGGAATGGTGGGATCTCCACCAGGGCGCGCCGAGCTTCAAAGGTTTACGAGTAACGCAGGACGCCGGAGCCGCTCGACGGTGGCGTCTGCATTACATCGAGAGCATCGACCGGCAGGGCTTCTCGCTCGAGCCTGGTCGCATACATCGCGGCGACAACTCGGGATTCCAGGCATTGAACATTGCCGCCCTCTCGAGCTGCTCGCCGATCGTCCTGCTCGGCTTCGACATGAAGATGTCTGGCTCGAGGCGGCATTGGTTCGGCGATCATCCCGGCGCGCTCAATAAGGGCTCGCCGTATCAGGTCTTCGCGTCCGCCTTTAACGAGGCGGCGCAACGTCATCCAGAGTTCGAGATTTACAACGCAACACGCGACTCGGCGCTTGAATGCTTCCCGCGGGCAGCACTCCGAGACGTGATCTAACAGGAGAGAAAAAATGTCCAAGGGCAATACATTCGAGAATGACCTGATGAAGCTGTTTTTCCAGGGAACGGCGATCGCCAACCTGGCAGACAACGCGGCAAGCTCGCCGAACACGAACCTCTTCGTCTCGCTGCACACCGCCGATCCTGGCGAGGCGGGCAATCAGACGACGAGCGAGGCGTCATACACCGGCTACGCTCGAGTCGCCGTCGCGCGCACCTCTGGCGGCTGGACCGTGACGAACAACTCCGTCACGAACGCCGCAGCGATCACCTTCCCGCAATGCACCGGGGGCTCGAACACGATCTCCCACTTCGCGGTCGGTACGGCCTCGAGCGGCGCAGGAAAGATTCTCTACAAGGGCGCGCTCACCGCGTCGCTCGCTGTGTCGAACTTGATCATCCCGGAATTTGCCTCGAGCACCCTCACGATCTCCGAGGAATAATCGAACGTGGCAACGATCGTCACTCGCGCGGGTAAGGGCGCCGCCCTTACTCACCAGGAAGTCGACGCCAACTTCACCGGCCTCAATACCGAGCTCGGGCAGAAGGAGGTCGCATCGAACAAGGGCGTCGCCAATGGCTACGCCTCCCTCGATGCCGCCGGGAAGGTTCCGTCCGCGCAGCTTCCGTCCTATGTGGACGATGTTGTCGAGGTCGCGAACTTTGCGTCGCTCCCTGGTACGGGCGAGACGGGCAAGATCTACGTCACGATCGACACGAATAAAACCTACCGATGGACTGGCTCGACCTACATCGAGATCAGCGCCTCGCCTGGTTCGACCGACTCGCTCGCTGAAGGATCGACAAATCTCTACTTCACCCAGGCTCGAGCTCGCGCATCAGTATCCGCGTCGGGCTCGCTGTCCTATAACTCGACAACTGGTGTCTTTTCGTTCTCCGACGCGGTGACTTCTGTCGCCGGGCGGACCGGCGCCGTCACGCTCACCTCTAGCGACGTCGGCCTTGCCAACGTCGAGAACAAAAGCTCCGCGACCATTCGCGGTGAGATTACCTCGGGCAACGTCACGACCGCGCTCGGGTTTACGCCGCTCAATCGCGCGACAGTTACTGGCGACTGGAACGTCAAGACCAACGGTCAAGCGTCTCTCATTTCCGGTGGCACTAACAACCACAACGGCACCACCACAACCTCCGGCATATACCTTCCGCACTCAACTGCGGGATACGGGGTCCAAATAGGCGGTCGCCTAAACACGCTGTGGTTTCGCACGGAAGAAAATAACGTCTGGGACTCGTGGCGAGTTCTCCTTCATAGCGGTAATTACAACAGCTATTCGCCAACGCTAACTGGTACCGGGGCATCGGGGACTTGGGGAATTTCTATTACCGGGTCGTCCGCATCAACGACAGGTAATGCGGCAACCGCAACCGCGTTACAAACAGCTCGCGCGATCAACGGCGTGAGCTTCAACGGCACAGCAGACATTACTGTCGCCGACTCGACAAAACTGCCGCTCGCGGGCGGAACAATGACCGGAGCGATCACATTCGCTGCCGGGCAGACATGGCCGACCTTCAACCAAAACACCACCGGCAGCGCCGCGACGCTGACCACCGGGCGCACCATTGGGATGACCGGCGACGTCACATGGACGAGCGGCTCATTCAATGGCTCGGCAAACGTAACGGGTACCGCCACGCTTGCAAACTCTGGCGTGACGGCTGGCACCTATACAAAGGTCACGGTCGACGCAAAGGGTCGCGTAACTTCTGCGACGACGTTAGCGGCTGGCGATGTTCCTACGCTTAATCAAAACACAACTGGCAGCGCAGCTACGCTGACAACGGCTCGCACGATCAACGGCACATCGTTCAACGGTAGCGCGAACATCACGACCGCGAACTGGGGCACAGCGCGAACGCTGACGATTGGCAGCACCGGCAAGTCGGTCGACGGCAGCGCAAACGTCTCGTGGTCGCTTGCGGAAATCGGTGCGCTTGCATCGGGAGCCAAGGCAGCGGATGCCGACCTACTCGACGGCTACAACAGCACCGCGTTCTCTGGTCCGGTCAGCACGATCAAGCAGTTCTTTTGGAACGACCTCGCCGCTTCTGGTACGCAGGCAAGGACGTTTGAGATTGCGCGTCTTGGCATCGACTACAACGACTGGAATGGCGGCAGCGGCCCGTTTGAGGTCGAGCTATATGAGGGCTACTACTCTCGCGGTCTAAAGAAGAGGTACGTCATTCACTGGGGCTACACCAACACCTACGGCATACAGCTTGTCGAGTACAGCGGCAACGGCGACAACAATTTCCAATGCCGCGTGGGAGCGCCGGTTTTGGTCAGCGGAGACAACTACTATCTCCCTGTTTTCGTCGACGTAAAGTACTACGCCTACTGCGACGTTCGCGTCACCACAAACCGAGACATCACGGCAAGCAACCCGCCTGCTATCGGCACAACGTTCATCAACGCATCGCCTAGCGCGACAAACATCTCGGACTTCACCGCCGACAGCACGGTCAACTTTGCGTCGACGACGGCGGTGCAGATCAGCGGAAGTCAGCTTCTCCATGCCGGGAACTTTAGCAGCTACGCCCTGCCATTAACCGGCGGCAGCATCACCGGCAACATTACGCTCACGCAGGGAACCGACCGTTTAATCTCCATCGGCAGTTCAACGAACTGGTCTTACACGCTAAAGAGCGAAGGCGACCAATTCCGTCTGTACGACGGCAACGGCACCAACTTCCTGTACGGCGTCTACAACGGTGGCGGGACTGGAAAGTATCTCCAGCTTCTCGGCAGCAACTTCGTCGTCAACAATAACGGCACCGTAACTGCATCGGGCAATCAGATTCTTCACGCCGGTAACGTCGGTTCCTACGCGCTGCCTATTGGCGGTGGGACGATTACCGGAAGCCGCCCGATTCAAATCGATACTGGTGGCGGCTTCATTGCGATGACTGCCAACGCTGGCGGCTGGTCAATGGGGACGTATTACAAAGGGAGCGCTGGTACCACTCGCGCTGGATTCGGCGCTTTAGGTAGCGCTGATAGCCTGACGTGGGCATGGATCGGGACGGGGTACGAAAACCCGTGGATGACGCTCAACGGCAGCGCCGTAAACTCACTTGTCGCGCTTCAGCAAAGCGGAAATCAAGTTCTCCACGCCGCAAACTACAGCAGCTATGCGCTCCCATTAAGCGGCGGGACAATCACCGGAACTGTAAGCATAAACGGCGGCGGCTCGCAGCCGCTTAACCTCACGACGAGCAGCAGCAGCCCGTGGGGCTTCGGACTTACTAGAAGCGATGCTGGGGTTTCAAGCAAAATCTTTTTGCATAACGGCAGCGGAAGCTGGGCTTGGGTGTACGAACACAACCCGGTTTTCTACAACGGCGGCGCATATAACTCATTCCTGCATAGCGGCAACTACAACAGCTACTCGCCATCCTTGACAGGCAGCGGAGCATCAGGGACGTGGGCAATCAATATAACCGGCAGCGCAGGAAGCGCCTCGCTTGCTACAGATGCAGATCGGTTAAGGACTTATGACCACCGGATAAAGGCTCCGAACTCCGATGCGGCGGGACGAGCAGTATTCGGCTTTACGTCGTGGGCAAACAATAACACAGCACCTTGGGCGGACTACCTTCATCTTCGGTCATACACGGACGGATCTGGCGGCGCCGATAATCTTGTCACGTTCCGCAAAGACGCTATTGGTATGCGTATTTGGCAGCAGAGCTTCGGCTCGGGCTCTGCCTACTCTAGCTACGTCGACGTCTTGCACAGCAGCAACTACAGCAGCTACGCGCTTCCGTTGAGCGGTGGAACGCTTACGGGGAGCGCGACACTTTCTGGAAACGGCATCGGGCTATATTTTACTGGCGGCAACAACCGCATTTATTTTGGCGGCAGCTACCGCGCAATGGAAGGCAACGCAAACGGAACACAGCTACAGATAGGCGAGGGCTACAGCGCTACCTATCTTCAAAGCGCAAACATCTACGCAACAACATCAAATCATGTTGTCCTTCACGCCGGGAACTACAGCTCCTACGCGCTCCCGCTCTCTGGCGGGAATATGACCGGCAACATAAGCGGGCCTGCATACAACACGCCGTCATTTATTCGCTTTGCCTCGGACTCTAACTGGGCGTATGGCTGTTCATACGACGGCGGCTCGCAGTATTGGATGCAGGTTCAGTTTTACGGGACGGGCGACGACACTCGCGGCTTCCGCGTCCTCAACACGAACGGCAACTCGGTCGCTTTCCGAGTAAACGGTGCAGGCAACGCAATCGCCGCGGGCAACGTCACCGCTTACTCGGACGAACGAGTAAAGGCCAACTGGCGAAAGCTAGACGACGGCTTTCTCGTCAATCTCGCGAACGTGAAGAGCGGCATCTATGACCGCACCGACGTCGAGATCACCCAGGCGGGCGTCTCGGCGCAGTCGCTCCGCGAGGTCTTACCCGAGTCTGTCATCGAGGCAGAGAACGGCGACCTCTCGGTCGCTTACGGCAACGCCGCGATGGTGTCGGCGATTGAGCTCGCGAAGAAGGTCGTCGCACTCGAGAACAAAGTCGCCGAGCTCCAGGCTCGGATTCACTAGGAGATATTTGTCATGGCTATCGAATACACGCTGAAGATTAACGCAGTCCGAGTTCACAACGTCGGCGAATTGCAAAACGTAGTGAAGGAGGTCGACGTCACGCTCAAGGGCACCGACAGCGGGTGCAGCTTCGAGCTTCCGTTCTCGGTCAACGTCGGCGATCCGGCTCCCGAGAATTTCGTCGACTTCTCGCAGCTCACTCCCGCAGAGGTCGAGGCCTGGGTGTGGTCGCAGGAAGATCAGCTCGCACCGTACCAGGCGCACATCGCCTACGTCGTCGCGAAGGAAGTCGAGAAGGCCGCGCTCGAGCAGAAGCCTCTCCCCTGGGCTCCGGCTCCCGAAGCTCCCGCAGCACCGGCTGACGTCGCGGCCTAATGCCTCTCGTCTCTTCCGGCGAGATCTCGATCGGCGGATCGACGACCGATCGCTCAATCAACCTCGAGCTCGGACGATCCGCGACGGCGACCTCGAGTCTTAACGAGTCGGCGCTGCGAACGCTGGCCGGAGTCGCAAGCGGCGCGATCTCGCTCTCGAGCTTTTACGGGAAGTCGAACGCCAGCGTCGCGATCTCAAACCAGAGCGCGCAAAACCTGTCTGCGGCTGGAAGCGGTGGAACGGCGACAGCGACTTATCGTCTGAACAGTAACGGCGGCGCGTATCGCACCAACATAAACGGGACTCTCGTTTCAATTAACGGAGAGTGGCTCGTCTCGGGGTCGGCGTCGCTGTTTGAGGTTTATGCAACGTGGTCGGGTTCGGGCGGATCGGTCGGCGGAACGACTGGATCTTGGATCAACCTCTCGACGACTCGCGATTGGACATTGACCGTGACGAACAACTTCGTCGTCCGATCGTTAGCAATAGAGATTCGACTTGCATCGAGCGGCTCTGTACTCGATACCGCGACGATCGAGTTCGAGGTCGACAGCGCGCCGTGATTTTTTTGATAAGCCACAACTCGGAGATCTTGTGAACAACGTCTTGAAGTTTGAACTCACCGCCGAAGAGGCGAACGTCGTCCTGGCATCGCTCGCGAAGCAACCCTTCGAGGTCGTCGCCGGACTCATCGACAAGCTGCAACGCCAGGCGCAACCGCAGCTCGCACCGAAGGCAGAAGGAGCTGATCCGGCTCCTTGATGAAACAGGCCGCGTCCGACTTCGAGACCGGCTCGGAGGTTAGATGAGCGGCCTATACGTCCAGAGCGACTACTGGCTCTTCGGCTATGCCGTCGGCGATACGCTGTACGGCATGGCCGCAGGGTCGGCGACTGTCACCGGCACGCTTCGTCCGAAGATTTACTCGCCTGGCGCGAGTGTCGGAACGGCAACCGTCCAGGGTGACATCGACGCGATCGGTCGTCCGATCGCAAGCTCCGCGGGTTCGTCGACAACGTCGGCAACCTCTCGAGCATTCGCCAGGGCGACCGGCTCCGCCTCTGGAACCGGCGCAACTTCTGGATCTGCTATCGCAGAAGGTTCGGGGAGCGGCAGCTCCTCGGGATCTGCAACGGTCGCGGGCGCGGTCATCGCGTCGGGGCCGATCTCGGCCTCCTCGAGCTCGAGCTCTACGGCAACAGCCGACGGCTCCGGTCGCCTCGAGGGCGAGGGCGCTGCGGCGGGAACGGCAACGGTCGCGGCCGACGTCCAGGCGCGCGCCGGGCTCGACGCCTCGAGCTCGGGCACCTCGTCGGTCTCGGGCGATGCGTTCGCAACCGGCCAGGCATCCGGCCAGGCTGAAGGTTCGGCAACCGCAACCGCCTCGGGGACCGCGAGGTTCTCGAGCCGCGGCGAAACGTCCGGCAGCTCGACGGCCGACGGCGCGATCCAGGGCATCTTCCCGGCTAACGGGACGGCGCAGGGCGCGAGCACGATCGCGGGCGATGTGCTGGCCTACGGCCTGGCAGACGCGGCCTCTGCGGGCTCTGCGTCAGCGACAGCGAGCATCTACGCGACCGCGACGGTGGAGGGTGCCTCGAGCTCCTCGAGCTCGGTGTCCGGCGACATCCTGGCAACCGCCCAGGGCGCGGGCGCCGCCGAAGGCCTGGCAACGGTCGAGGGCTCCGGGCAGCGGAAGATCTACGCACCGGGCGCGGCGATTGGCAGCTCGAGCACGAGCGCGGTCATCCTGGCATTCGCTCCGGCGGATGGCTCGATCAACACCTCGGCAACGGTCAGCGCAGACGTCCAGGCCTACGCAAGCGCCGCAGGCTCGATCGAGAGCACCGCCTCAATCGAGGCGGGTGTCCTCGGGCGGACAACGCTTGACGGTGCATCGGCGGGTGAGGCGGTCGTCGATTCGGCATTGATCGGCGCGAAGGCGCTGATCGACGGCAGCGACAGCGGCACCTCGAGCGCAAGCGCCTCGATCCTGGCCTACGGTCGCCAGGTCGGCGACGCGGCGGGCGAGGCGAGCTCGATCGTCACGCTCTACGGACGCGGTCCAATCCTGGGCCTGGTCTACGGCACGGCCGAGCTCGAAGGTCAGGCAGTCGGGCGCGGCTCCGTCGACGGCGATGCGGAGGGCGATGCGACCGTCAGCGGACGGATACGGAATCGCACCTTCACGCCGGACTCGCGCGAGCTGAAGGTTCCGTTCCAGGATCGCCGCGAAATTATTCCGCAGCGCTCGATGCTCAAGGTCGGCGCTGACAGTTCGATCGAGGTCGAGGCGGAAGGCCGCACGATCAAGGTCTCACGAAACAACAGGAGAATCGCTGCATGACGATCATCGCGGCATTCACGAAAGATCCGAACTCGACGATTGACTTCGAGGTCGACTGGAATCCCTGGCTAAACGGGGACGCGGTCACGACCTCCGCCTGGGAAGTTCCCGCAGCGCTGACGATCGTCTCCGAGGGAGTGACGGCGAACGTGACGCGCGCCTTCCTCTCTGGCGGAGTCGCCGGAGCGGACTACCTCATCACGAACCGCGTGACGACTCCAGGCGGACGCATTGAAGACCGCTCGGTCTTGGTACAGGTGCGACAACTATGAACCACACCCTGATCACGGCTCCGACGGGTGAGCCGGTAACGGTCGAAGAGGCGCGCGCACATTGCCGCATCGACGGCAACCAGGACGACGAGATTCTCTTCGCACTAACGAAGGCCGCGCGCGAATACGCCGAGGCCTACACCGGGCGCTCGTTAGTGAATACGACCTGGGAACTCCAGGTCGACCAGTTCCCGCTCTATTTTCAGATCCCGAAGGCGCCGCTCGTAAGCGTGACCTCGATCATCTACATCGACGTCCAGGGCAACACCCAGACGCTCGCAGCGAACACCTACCAGGTCGTCAACGACGCAGGCCCGTTCGCGCAACCTGGGAAGATCTTCCAGGCCTATAACCAGACCTGGCCGAGCTCTCGAGGTCACATCAACGACGTCCGCATCCGCTACGTCGCAGGCTACGGTGCGCCGACAGATGTGCCGCCAGCGATCAAGGCGGCGATCAAGCTGATGATCGCGCACCTCTACGAGAACCGCGAAGCGACGCTCACCGGCACGATCGTCACCGAGTTTCCGCTCGGGTTCACCGCGCTTCTGTCACCCTTCAAGGTGTTCTAGTGCAGGCCGGGCGTCTTCGACATCGTGTCACCGTCCAACGGGCGACCGACGCGATCGACCAGTACGGAGACCAGACGCCGACCTGGGCGTCGCTCGGTACGGTCTGGGCGTCCGTCGAACCGCTCAACGGCCGCGAGTATTTCGCCGCGGCGCAGATGCAGAGCGAGGTCTCAACGCGGATCGTCATCCGTCCGATCTCGGGCGTGACGCTCACGCCGAAGGATCGCGTCAAGTTCGGCTCGCGTTACTTCGACATCCAGTCGGTGATCAACCGCGACGAGCGCAACCGCGAGCTCCAGCTCCTTTGCGTCGAGAGGTTCGTCTAGTGCCGATCGTCACCGACATCAAAGTCGAGGGACTGAAGGAGCTCGAGGCGCGACTGCTTGAGCTCGATGCTCTGGCCGCAAAGCGACTCCTCACTCGAGCAACGCGACGCTCGCTGATCAAGCTCGAGCGCCAGGCGACCGCGAACGCGGAGAGCTTCTCGCGATCTGGAGCGCTCGCCGAGTCGGTGCGAATTGTCACGGTGCGACCGAAGGGCAGCGAGACCGTCGCCGTCCAGGTCGGTCCGAAGAAGAAGGACCGCCGCGCTGTCGCGCTGCAAAACGTCTACTACAACCGCAAGCGGAAGGGGATCTTCTACGGTCACCTCGTCGAGTTTGGTCACCGCGTCCGCGGTCCGAGCGGACGTCGCGTGAACGCGAGACCGTGGTTCGGTCCTGCTTGGGACGCAACGCGCAGCGGCATCCTTCCAGAGTTTCAGCGCATCTTGCGCCAGGGCATCACCCGCATCGAGAAGAGACTGCGCGCTCGCGCAGCCGAAACAGAGGGGCTCGTCGATCCGTGAGCATCGAGAACGCAATCATCGCGAAGATCTCCGCGCTGAACACCGGCGCCGGGTCTCGCGTCTACCGCGAGATCATTGTCCAGGAGCCGACGCTCCCGGCGGTCGCTGTGAGTCGCACAAGCGGACAAGGCATGGCTCGCACCCTGGGAAACAACCCGCTCCTCTTTCGTGCGGTGCTCCGCATCGAGACGGTCGGCGAGACGATGTCCCAGGTCGCGCCGGTCGTCGAGGCGATTCGCGGCGGACTCGACGGATGGTCGGGAACGCAGAGCGGAGTGACGGTCCTCATGTCGCGGCTCTCGCAACAGCAGGAGCAGGCCGACGCAATGGGCGATCGCACGATGCGAGTCGTTCAGCAAGATTTCGAGTTCGTTTATCGGTGATGGGTTAGAGCTTCCATGTTCCTCGGCGCCTTCGGGCGCCTTTTTTTTCTTTCAACAACGACCGCCTCGGCGGTCTTTTTTTTGGAGTGATCACAATGGCTGCAAGTATTTCGACCGGCACCCTCTTTAAGGTCGGCAACGCCGCCTCCCCGGAGGTGTTCTCAACCCTGGCCCAGGTGCAGGAGATCAAGTGGAGCGGCTACAACCGCAAGACCGTCGACGTCTACACGATGGACTCGAGCTACCCGACGCGCATGATCGGCTCGCACGATCCGATGAACGTCGAGCTCAAGCTGCTCTTCGACGGCAGCATCGCTGCTCACGAAGCAATGCGGACGAAGCTCGTCGCGGGCACCTCGGGCAACTACCAGATCATCCTCTCGGATGCTGGCGCCTTCCAGGTGCAGTTCCCCGGCCTGGTGACGAAGTTCGACCTAGACGCCTTCACGGCTGAAGGTGCCGAAGTCGTCGCCAACGTGACGATCGAGATCACCGCGCTCCCGACGGTGACCCCGTAATGAGTCGCGAGCTGCTCAAGGCAACGATCAGCAGCACGTTCTCGAAGGCCTCCGTCCGTGAGCTCGAGGTGCAGGGCGTCAAGCTCTACATCCGCGGGCTCTCGGGCGGCGAGCGCGTGACCTTGCAGCAATGGGCGTCGGAGGCCTCCAAAGGGGGCGAGCCGCTCGCAGACTACAAGGTCGTCTCGCTCGGTCTCTGCGATGCCGAGGGCGTTCGTCTATTCGACGATCCGCTCGAGGTCGCCAAGCTCGACGGCGCGGTCCTCTCGCAACTGTCAAAGGCGATCCTCGAGGCGTCGCTCCTTACCGACAACGCGGTAGGAGACGCTGAAAAAAAATAGCGGGCGAGCCGGAACTCCAGATGTGGTTCCGCCTCGCAGCGCAACTCGGCGCAACGGTGGGTGAGCTCCAGGAGCGAATGAGCTCCGCGGAGTTCACTTACTGGATCGCGTTCTACGGGCTCGAGCCTTTCGGTTACGACGTCGAGATGTGGCGCATGGGAATGCTCGCATCGACGACGGCGAACGCCGCAGGGCCGAAGAAGGGCGGAAAGGCCTGGAACCCGGACGACTTCATCCCGAAGAAAGACACGACTCCCAAGTCGCAATCGGTCGCCGAACAGCGAGCGATTCTGCAAGCAATGGTGAAGCATGGCTGATATAGGCACCCTAGTCGTCAAAATGGCGGCGGACTCCGCGCAAATGCGCTCGGAGCTCGAGCGAGTCAAGAAGGACGTCAAAGGGACGGACAGCGTCCTCTCCCAACTGACGAGCAACTTCAAGCTCCTCGGTGGCGTCGCGGCGGGCATTTCGTTCGGCGCGCTGATCAACCAGGCGCTCCAGGCCGCGAGCGCTCTGAACGATACCGCGATCAAGACCGGGATCTCGATCGACGCGCTACAGCGGCTTCAGTTTGCAGCCGGGCTCTCTGGCGGCTCGCTCGAGAATGTCTCCGGCGCCGTCGGCCGTATGCAGAAGGCGCTGATCACCGCAGGCGAGGGCTCCAAAGAAGCAACCGAGGCGCTTAATCGTCTCGGCCTCTCCGCGAATCAGATCCTCGCGCTGTCGCCAGATAAGCAGTTCGAGGCCATCGCTGTCGCCATTGCAGCGATCGAAGATCCGGCCGCTCGCACGACGGCCGCGATGGCATTGTTCGGGAAGTCGGGCGCCGAGCTCGTGCCGACGCTGGTCGCGATCGGGACGAACAGCGAAGAGATCAACGCGCAGCTCTCCGCGATCGGCGGGCCGGTTACTGCGGAAGCGATCGCAAAAGTCGACACCCTGGGCGATCAGCTCGACATTCTGAAGACCGCCGGAAAGAACACCGCGATCGAGCTCGCAGCGCTCGCCTCGGTGGTCCTCGGTCCGGTGCTCCAGGCGACGAATGAATGGATCAGCTCGCTCCGCATCCTGGTCGGTGGAGGCGGCGAGCTTGAGAAGCTCGAGCGAAAGCTCGAGATCCTGCGCGAGTCGCGCGACTCGATGCTTCCGTTTTTCTTGAACCTGGGATACGTCGAGAACGGCAACGTGATCATGGGGCCGCGCGCGCTCCAGCAAGCGATCGCCGCGGTCGGCCGCGAGATCGACATCCTTAAATCGAAGTCGCAGTTCGAGCCGGTCATGGTCGACGTGCCGGTCGACATCCCGCAGCCTATGGTGCCGGATCTTTCAAAGAAGCCGGAGCTTACCGCCGCCGAGCGGCGCGAGAAAGCGTCAAACGAAGCGCGCGCTCGAGAGCTACAACAGGAGATGTCGCATATCCAAATGGTCGAGATGTTGCAGCAGCAGCACTACGACCATTTGTTGAATTTGGATATGTCGTCCGCCGCGCAGCGCATCCAGGTCGCAAGCGACCTCGAGATGTTCCGCATGGATGTCGCGCAGGCGTTCGGTCTACAGCTCCTCGACTTTGAGCAGATAAAAAATCAGTCGATCATCTCGCTCGCCGGTGAGCTCTTCACGACTCTCGCCGCACAGAATTCGACGCTCTTCAAAGTTCAGCAGGCTTTCGCAATCGCGAACGCTGTCATCAACACGGCAGAGGGCGTCACCAAAGCGCTCTCATTACCGTTTCCCGCTAACCTCGCCGCCGCCGCAAAGGTCGCGATCGCTGGTGCGATCCAGGTCGCAAAGATCAAAGCGACGAATCCTGGCGGCTCTGCAAGCGTCACGCAGGGCGGGCTCTCGGGCGGTACTGCAAGCACCGCAAACCGAACCGCTCCGGCGGGCAACGCGCAACAGGCGCAGGAGCCGCAGGCAAAGATCGCCCAGGTCGTCATCCAGGGAAGCGTCTTCTCGAGCCGCGAGACCGCCGACTGGCTGATCGGTCAGCTCTCCGAGGCGATCAATGACCGCGACGTCGTCTTCATCAACGGCAACAGCAGACAAGCCGGACTCATCGGGGGCACCTAATGACCGCAGTCGTCTACACCGCAAAGCGTTCCGTCATCGCCGGGCATAGCTCCGGCGATCAGTATTCGCTAGACCTCCGCGTCGTCGAGGCCGGTCTTACGATCGGGCGCAAGGTCGGCTCCGAGATTCAGCGGACGCTCTCCGATAAAACCGAGACGCTGTACTACTACGGAAAGACGACCTGGTCGGTGTCCGTCCTGGTCAAGGGCTCGAGCGAGCTCTCCGCGCTTCTTGAGTTCCTGCACTCATGCGAGGCCCAGGAGAGCGTCACGTTCTCCCCGTATGGGACGGTCGCGTCGCTTGGCACGACGTACACCGCGCGCCGGGTGCAGCCGACGTACACCCTCGAGCGCCTAGACGGGACCGGCAGCTCGCCGAGCGAGGATGCGATGCGCGTCACCTTTGACCTCGAGGAGGCCTGATGCGTACCGACGGCGAAGTCTTCAACGTACTCAATACGTCCTCGGTTAAAGAGCCGCGGTTCGTAGTCAAGATCGAGTACCCCGTCGATTCGATCTACATCACCTCGCACAGCGGTATCGCCGACGTGCCTGGAACCGTCCTGCAAGGCGCGCTCCAGGAACCGTCCATCGTCTCGCAGCGATTGAACCCGATCGAGGGCCGCAGCGAGATCGGCTCCGCGTCGTTCTCCGTCGTCGACGTCGGCGCGGAGTTCACAACAGAGATCCGCGAACGACTCAACGATGACGTCGGTCTCCGTCAGCGCCAGGTGCGCTTCTACCTGGGCTACGCCGGGCTCTCGTTCAACGACTTCGTCATGGTCGGAACGCAACAGGTCACCCAGGCGGCCTACGACCGCGGGCGCTACTCGATCTCCTGCGCGGACGTTCAGCGCTCCGCGAAGAAGGATATCTTTTCGCTTGCCGAGACAACCCTCGCGCAGTCTTTAAGCGCGACGGACACGACCGTCTACGTCAGCTCGACGAGCGGCTTCTCGACTGTGTATCACGGCTCGAGCTACTCGGACGCAGCAAACTCGACCGTCGGCTACATCAAGATCCGCGACGAGGTCATCCGCTACACCGGCAAGACTGCGACAACCTTTACCGGATGCACTCGTGGCGTCCTGGGAACGATCGCGAGCAAGTACGACGTCGACGCTGCAACACCCGCCGCGCGTCGCGAGAAGGTGACGGAGTACGTCTACCTCGAGCTCCCGGCCGTCAAGCTCGCCTACGCCATCCTCACCGGCACCCTCTACGGTGACAACGTCACCCTCCCGTCGACCTGGCACCTCGGGATCAGTTCGTCTTTGATCCGTCTCGCCGACTTCACCGGCATCGGCGCGGATGTATGGGACGGCGCAAACGGTGGCGTCATCATTCGATTTGAGGGGCTAAAAAAAACCGACGGCAAGAAGTTCCTCGAGGAGGAGATCTGTCGACTGCTCGGGATGTTCATGCCGGTTTACGCAGACGGCGCTCTCGGTCTCAAGCGAGCGGCGCGCGTTCTATCGGACGCGGGAACCGTCGCAACCCTCGACGAGTCGAACTCGATTCAGGTCGGCGAGCTCACGCACGACATGGAAGACGTCCACAATGTCTTCCGCATCTCCTGGAACTGGACCGGCTCCGACTACTCCCGCACGACCTCGCTGATCGACGGGACGTCCGTTTCTATTCACGGCCGTGCGGACCCTCTCGATCTCAAGTTCAAGGGACTTTACGGCGGACGGGCGACCGACTCGCTGCTCTTTCAGCTTGTCGATTCTCTGCGTGATCGCTACGCCTCACCGCCGGAGCGGATGTCCGTCACGGTCGTCCATTCGCTGAACAAGCTCGAGGTCGGTGACGTCGTCCGCGTGAAGTACGCGAGCGTCCGCGACTTCTCCGGGACCGGCTCGAGCATCGACCGCGCGTTCGAGATCCAGAATATCTCCGTCAACCATCGCACCGGCCAGGTGCAGCTCGAGCTCTTCGGCTCGACCTCTCCGGCCTCCGCGCTCTCACCGACGACGGCGACGACCGCGCTCCCTGATGCGTTCTACACGGCAACCGGGACGCCGCTCTCGAGTGTTGCCACGATCACCGCAGGCGTGATGGCTGTCGGAACTTATTCGCTCGCAGGCGGCGCGGACATGACTGCCGCGGCCTCGATCTGGTACCACAACGGCGACCTCACGATCCCGCAGGGTTGCACAATCAATATCAGCGGCAACGTGCAGCTCCGCGTGAAAGGCTACCTGACGATCAACGGAACCATCAACGGCACCGGCGGCGGATTGCCAGGCGTCGCGGACGACACCAACCCGCAGACCTCAACGCTTGGGAATCCTGGATACGTCGGCAACTCGCGCGGCTGGGATGGCATCGACGCACACGCGGCCTACAAGTCAGGCAACCCGAAGCTCCTCACGCTCCCGGTTCCCGTCACGCAGGGGAAACACGCGAGCTTCCCGTACCTCCAGCTCCAAGTCTCGGGAAACGCTCTGACCGGAATCCCGACTGATCTGCGCGGTACAGGCGGCGGTCCTGGCGGGAGCATTGTCAGCGGCAACAGGGTCGACTTTCGCGCAGCCGGTGGAACCGGCGCAGCAGGAGGCGCTGGCCTTTGCACAGTCTCGCGCGGATTCTCTACCGGCGCGTCGGCGACGATTAACTTGTCCGGCAACTCGTCGGTCATGCCGCCGATGCACAACGCTAACCCGAACAAATACTATCCCGGCGCCGGTGGCGCGGGCGGTCCGGGTTCGATGCTCCTGCTCCTCGATGGCTCGGCCGTTTCTGCGCCGGATCTAACGAACCGATTCGTCGCAAATACCGGCGCGGTCCCGATCGCGCAGCCCTATCTCGGCTTCCTGACGTTCCTCGATAACGAGGGGCTCAAAAGATACGACGACAACTACGACCCGTGGGCGGGCTACGCGGACCCTGCCGTTATCTCCGAGCGATCTCTCGCGGGCTCGTGCCTTCGCATCCAATTCGTCCCGGCGCCGGAGACCGCAACGGCAGACCAGGACAGCAAGCCTCCTGCGATCAGCTCGCTCACCGCAAGCGCCCAGGACGGCTTCGCGCTCATCGCCTGGACGCTCCCGAACGATCCCGCCTCCTATGACTCGGTCGAGCTCTACGCCTCAATCGCGAACGATCGCGGAACCGCGACGAAGATCTTCGACGGTCGCGCGTCCGACTTTCAGCACGTTACGAACGACACCTCCGCGCGCTACTACTGGATCAGGACTCGCCGCGCTCGCGTTCGCTCTGACTGGTATCCGAACACGACCTCGAGCTCGGTGACAATCGCCGCGAAACCGCCGACCCTGGTCGGCTACCTTACGAACGAAGCGGTCACCGTACCGGCAGACTCCGCCGGGACTGTCAGCTCCTTCGCGACTGCGGTCGGCGACTTTAAGGTTTTTGTCGGCACGACGGACGTCACCAACGTCTGCACGTTCTCGATCCTGGGACAGACCAACGTCACCGCCTCGATCAACGCCTCGACCGGCGCGTACTCGGTGAGCGCGATGTCCGCCGACACCGGCTCGGTCGCCTTCCGCGCGACTTACGCCGGGAGCTACTCGATCGACAAGGTGTTCTCCGTCACAAAGGCGCGGCAGGGCAACAACGGCACCAACGGGATCAACGGCACCAACGGCACCAACGGGACGAACGGTGTCGATGCCGTCAACATTCAGCTCTCGAAGAGCTCCTTCCAGCTCAACGCCTACGCGGACGGCACCGTTCCAGACTTCTCGGGCGCTGACGGTACGCTGAAGGTTTACCAGGGAGCGACCGATGTCACAGCCTCGGCGACGCTTTCGGCGACCGCGGGCTCCGGTGTCACCGGCTCGATCAATACTGCAACGAACTCGCCGGTCAGCGGTCAGCCGAAGGGCTACTATCGCATCACGGCGCTCTCGGTCGATGTCGGGACTCTGACTCTGTCGGCGGTCTATAACGGCGTCACCTACACCGCGACCTTCGCTGTCTCAAAGAACAAAATCGGCTACGAGATCGTCAGCTCGCTTCCATCGACGAACCTCTTCGTCGGCCGGATGGCATTCCTGACGACGGACTCGAAGCTGTACCGCTACACCGCCTCCGGCTGGACGACTGCGGTCCCAGCGGTCGATATTTCCGGGCAGCTTCAGGACGCGCAAGTCTCCGCGCTCGCCGCCTCGAAAATTACCGGGCAGCTCTCCGACGCACAGATTCAAGCGGTCGCGGCGGCGAAGGTATCCGGGCAGCTTACGAACGCGCAGCTCCAAGATATTGCAGCTACAAAGATCACCGGCCAGCTTACAAACGCACAGCTCGAAGCGATCGCGTCGACGAAAATCACCGGCCAGCTTACAAACTCGCAGATCGAATCCATCACAGCGGCAAAGCTCACCGGGCAGATCGTCGGAACGCAGATCACAGACGGCGCAATAAGCACCGCAAAAATTGCCGCGGGTGCAATTACCGCCAACGAGATCGCAGCCGATACGATCACCGCAGCGAACATCGCAGCGGGCGCCGTTACGGCTTCGGAAATCTCGGCGGGTGCGGTCACGACTGCAAAGCTCGCAGCAGGCGCGGTCACCGCGAACGAGATCGCCGCCAATGCGATCACCGCGGGAAAGATTTCAGCCGGTGCTATAGAGACAGCAAAAATCGCCGCCGGAGCAGTAACCGCGAACGAGATCGGCGCGAACGCGATCACAGCGGTAAAGATCTCCGCCGGAGCGATTGAGACCGCAAAGATCGCAGCCGGGGCGGTCACAGCCGACACGATTGCGGCCAACGCTGTCACGGCCGCGAAGATTTCCGCTGGAGCGGTCGAGACGGCGAAGCTCGCCGCCGGAGCGGTGACCGCGGAAAAAATCACCGCGTCGACAATTACCGGCGACAAGATCGCTGCAAACGCAATCACGGCGACGAACATCGCTGCAAATGCTGTCACCGCCGACAAGATTTCCGCGGGCTCAATAACGGCCGCAAAGATCTCGGTCACCGACCTCTCGAGCATCACGGCAAACATCGGAACGCTTACCGCAGGAACGATCCGCAACTCCGCGGACAGCTTCCGCGTCGACGTCACCAACGGCCGCACGATTACGACGACCGGCTCCTACATGAAGGTCACCGGCGCGCCGTTTGGAAGCTCTTCGCAGTTTATCGAATGGTACGGGCCGTACTTCGCAAGCCTCTCGAGCTGCACCGAAGCGAACGCGACCTACTACCTCAAGACCAACGGCTCCGCGTATTTCGGCGGAACGCTTTCGGCGGGCACTCTTACAAACCGCGGCGAGACAAGCGACCTCTCGGCGACTGCACAGATCACCGTCGGTCCGTTCGGCACCAACGGCGACCCGAAAGTCGTCACGGTCAGCTATGCGTACAGCGGGAACTGGACGCAAATGCAGGGCTCATCGACGGGTACTGACAGCGGCTCAATCTCGGCCACGGTCAAGCTCTACCGAAAGATCGGCAGCGGAGCAGAGACCGAGGTTGCAACCCTAAACGTCACAGGGAGCTGGTCTTATGAGACCGACAGCGAGCCGTATCCGGGCAATCTCTACGCGCGAATCTGGACTCAAAACATGAGCGGCTCGGCGAGTTACACCGACAACGACGCGAGCCTTTCGGATCGCACCTATCGCGCCGCAATCACGGCGCGGTCGATTCAGTTCAGCTCTGGCAACAACAGCCAGAGGGTGTCCATTGTGAGTGTCGAGGAATAGTTCAATGTTTGATGCAGCAAAGCTCAAGGTGCCGCCGGGATCTCTCCTGGTCGATATTTCCCTCGTGATCGCGCTCGTGTACTGGGGCGGTCAGATGACGGAGCGTCTGGAGAACATCTCAAAACGCATAGACGTCGTCGAGCAAGTGAAGATCCAGCCGGAGGCCGATCGGCGAATTGCCGTCATCGAGGCGCAGCTTGCGAACCAGACAGAGCGTCTGAAGTCGATTGAGGACAAGCTCGACCGAGCTCTCGTTCGTCGCTGATGCTTTTCCTATCCGCCGGACACCATCCGCGCGCACCTGGCGCGGCCTGGCGCGGCTTCGTGGAACACACCGAAGCGCAGGCCTGGGTGACGGAGCTCTCTCGGCTTATGCCCGACGCGACCGTCGTCCCGCCTGGTGAGCTCGGCGCAAAGGTCCGATGGATCAATGCCAGGGCGACCTCGAGTGACCTCGCGATCGAAATCCATTTCAACGCGAGCCCGAAGAACGCAGGGCAGGGCAGCGAGACGCTCTATATGCCGGGCAGCTCGAGCGGGCTCCTGCTTGGGCGCGAGGTCCAGGCAATGCTCGCGCATTATTTCGCGCCGGACCGAGGCCTCAAGCCTGGCTTCTACCAGGCAGACAAGTCGAAGGGGCCGCTCTACTTCCTACGCGCGACTCGATGCGCGTCGCTGATTCTCGAGCCGGAGTTCATCTATCACGCCGACCGCATCAGGACTCTTCGTCCGACGTGCTGCGTCGCTCTTTCCAACCTACTACGGAGATTCGCCAATGACCGAAGAGTCGCAGATCACGTCGCTTGACTGGCTCCGCGGGGCGATTCGCTCACGGACGGTCTGGATCAATGTCGCGCTCGCCGTCCTGGGAGGCCTCGAGCTCTCCGGCGCTCACCTGACGACGCTATTCGGCGCCCAGGTCGCCGCGGCTATTCTGCTCGTCGGGTCGATTGCGAACCTGGCGCTCCGGGCGATTACGACGACACCGCTCCCGCATCGGTAACCTAGTGGCGACCGGCATCCCGAAGGAGTTCCAGCTCCTCGGTCACACGATCAAGGTCCGCGTCATTCCGCGCTCGAAATGGCGTCACGGCAAGGGCAACGTCGGAATCTGGATACCCGACAAGCTCCGCATCGACCTCCTAGCAGATCCGATCGAGACGCAGCTCCAGGCGACCTTCTGTCACGAGCTGTGTCACGCACTCCTGGACATGATGAACCACGATCTCTCTCACGACGAGGCGTTCGTCGACAACCTGGGCGCGCTCTTACAACAAGCGCTCACGACTTTTAAAACAGAATGACAACCGCAAAGAAGAACCTCGACTCGGTGGCTGTTCACGCAGCCTGGCTAAAAAACGGCCGCAACTTGCGACAGACGGCTCTCGCTCTCGGAGTGAACTCCGGCACGATCCGTCTGCACGTCGACAAAATCGAAGGAGCGGAGCAACGTCCGCACACCCTCGAGGAGCAGCTTCGCGCCGCTCGAGCTCACATCAAAGATCTCGAGGGCAAGATGCTGAACGACGCAGTCGTTCGCGATGAGATCTTCAAGCTCTCGCGCGCATCCGTCGACCCTCCGTCCTGGCTTACGAAACCCTCGAGGCCGGTGTCAGAGTTCGCAGGCGTTCCGACGCTGTTCGCGAGCGACTGGCACTTCGGCGAGGTCGTCCGTCCCGCCGAGATCGGAGGCGTGAACGAATACAACGTCGAGATCGCAAAGGATCGAGCGCGCACCTTCATCACGGTCGCGATCGAGCTCCTGCGAAAACATATCCAGGGCGGCAAGTATCCAGGCGTCGTTTTTATCCTGGCCGGTGACCTTTTAAGCGGAGATATTCACGAGGAGCTATCCGAGACGAACGAGATGCCGACGATGCCCGCGCTGATCGAGCTCGTCGGTGTCCTGTCCTGGTGCATCCGCACCCTAGCGGACGAGTTCGGTGCGGTGTTCGTTCCCTGCGTCACCGGCAACCACGGGCGCACGAGCCGCAAGCCTCGAGCAAAGCGTCGCAACCACACGAACTTCGACTGGCTCCTGTACCAGATGCTCGCGAAAGTCTTCGAGGCCGATCGCCGCGTGACGTTTCTGATCCCGGAAGGGCCGGACGCCTACTACAAGATCTTCGGGACGCGATACCTACTCACGCACGGCGATCAGTTTAGGGGCGGCGATGGCATGATCGGCGCGCTCGGTCCGATCTCGCGCGGCGACAAAAAGAAACGCGCGCGAAACGTCCAGACTGACAAGAGCTTCGACGTCATGCTTCTCGGGCATTGGCATCAATACATTCACATGAGTCGCTTTATCGTAAATGGCTCGCTCAAAGGCTATGACGAATACGCCGACGCGAACAACTTCGACTATGAGCCCGCTCAACAGGCGCTCTGGATCACGCACCCACAACACGGCATCACGTTCCGAATGCCGGTCTATGTGCAACGCGGCACGACCACATCGAAGACCGAATGGATCACCATCCCGAGGGCGGCATGAAGGACGCGATCAACCCGAGCCACTACCAGGGCGAGATCGAGTGTA